TATTATTATGCAAAAAACGGAGGAAGTGTAGACAAATACGCTGGTTTAGGTTATAAACTAAGATAAATGAAATTAATTCAATTTATTATAAACATATTTAAAAGAAAGGTAGAAAAAGATCCCCACGAAGAAAACTGGGGAATAGGTGCAAAATGAATACAATTAAAATTACTGATGAACTGAAGGCTAGAATTCGTGACCATGAAGGTTGTGAAGAGACCGTCTATTTAGATTCGCTAGGACTGCCCACTGTCGGAATAGGACATTTGGTACAACCACACGAAAAGGAAAGATTTAAAGAGGGAGCAACTATTTCAAGAGATGAAATAGAAGATTTATTTTTAATAGATTTAAATAGAGCGTGTGCTGGTGCAGAACAATTGATTGGTCAAATGTACAAAGGTGATAGAAGATTGCCACAGGCAATTGAACATGTGATTGTAGAAATGGTTTTTCAGCTTGGCCAAAATGGCGTATCTAAGTTCCGTAAGATGTGGGAAGCGTTATCTAAAGGCGATAAAAAAGAAGCAGCAGCTCAAATGAAAGATTCCAGATGGCATTCGCAAACTCCTGTGAGATGCGAAGCCTTAGCTGAAATTGTAGAGAACGCTTAACTAAAGCGTTCTTCTAATAAAGTTAGGGAATTTACCTTCTTCTTTGAAGGTCATATAAGCAGCATACCAATCTTTTTTATATTCAGCTTGGCAATAGTCTTTTATTTCTTTGTCTTTATCTTCTTTTTTAAAAAAGTTTAAGAAGTGGTTCATTGATCTTTTAGTTAAATTAAACATTATTATCTCCGTTAATAAATTGTAAGTCTTCGTCTGTATAAACGTGCATAACAGAAATATATCCACAGAAAAAAAATTAAGAAGTGTTTATTTTGCAGATCAGATATGATATATTATTAGTCAGAATGGTAACGACCTTAAATATAAATATACAGGAAGGTAATTGTTGTATGTTTGTAAAAAGATTATTAGGTTTAGTGTCACTTGCAAATAACAATTAATCTAATAACTGTCGTTACCATTTATTTAAGAACTTAGCTAAATCAATAAAGGAAGGTTTTTAATCCTTCCTTTTATGTTTTTCGACTTCCCTTTTAACTTCTACTTTAGTCCAGTGCTGTAAGACAGCCTTGTTAATATCTTCTTGAAATATTTTTAACTGACCAATTGGAAGTTCTAACGGCATACCTATGCTGTCGCTAGCTTGTTTTATTTCATCTCTAGTTAAACTGACATACAGTCTACCATCCTGATATAATATTCTCATTGAGTTTCTCCCCAGTTATTACCGACTGCCACATCGACCTTTGAGGGTATGTTTAAGTCTATTGCGTTCTCCATACACTCTATGATTTTATTTTGCTTTTCTTCGCTACCATCAAAACTGATGGCTAACTCATCGTGGATTTGAATCATAGGAACAATTCCCTCTTTATATAAATTAATCATAGCCATCTTTGTTTGATCTGCTGCGCTTCCTTGAATTAATCTATTTAAAGCTTTGTAAGTTCCCGCTCTCTTTAAGGGTATATTCTCTCCGTGTTCCTCTTTAGCCTTTTCGAGTGGATATGCTTTGTGTACTCCAAAAGTTTTAGGTTCCCACAAATCAAAATGACATCGTCTACCTAAAAAGGTTTTGATCTTCCCTGTCCGCGAAGCGTGGTCAGCGACTCGGTCTGCAAGCTTCCTTACAAACGGAACTCTCTGATTATATTCATTAATAATGGTTCTTGCTTCCTCAGGGTCAATTCCTAGCTGATCTGCTAGTTTTCCTACCCCCATACCATAGAATAACCCCAAATTTATGGTTTTAGCAGCCTTACGTTTGATTTTTCCAATCTCCGCCATGATCGTATGGAAGTCAGTGTTTTTATCACTCCTATAGGCTTCTACGAGCTTTTCTGATCCGTCTAAACCTATAAAATCAGCATAATGGACAACTAATCGTGGTTCCTGCTGAGAATAGTCAAAGGAACCCCACTTCTCTCCCTCTTCAGGTAAAAACAATCCTCTGATCATTGTTCCTATTTTTAAATCAGCTTCGGCACTGTCTCGAGCAGGTATCTGCTGAAGGTTAGGATTAGAATAACTAAATCTTCCTGTCACCGTTCCGCCGTTCTCTGTTCGTAGCTGATTAATATTGGCGTGTATTCTTCCATTGTGATTATACTTTTCTATCGTTTGGAGGAAAGTGGTTCGCGCTTTGTTGAACTCTCTCGCTTGAACAATAGCTTTGGGAATAGGATGAGGATGATTATCTAAGAAAGATTTTGTAAAGGATGGATTACCTTTTTCTGTTTTAGGATAATCTATCTTACATAAATCAAAAATAGAGGAAATCGATCTGGCTGCCCAGATATCTACCTTACCGCCTGTCTCATCGTGGACAAACTTTAATAGTTTGTTTTCTCTACTAACTAGTTCTTTTTCAGCAATCTTTAATTTATCTAAATCAACTCTGACTCCTTTCATTCTCATATCAATAAGAATAGGAAGAAGTTCTGTTTCTAAATTAAAAACAGTTTCTAAGTTTAATTTAGTTATCTCTACACTTAGTCGATCCCATAACTTTAAACAGAGGACAGCGTCTTGCTCTGCATACTCTCCCACATACTGAGAGGGTATCTTATACATCTCACTTTTAGGATTAACTCCCCACTGTGCTGCCGTTTCATTTAAAAGAAACTCATTTTTACTTTCTTCTAAATATTCTTTAGACAAAGAGTTTAAAGCGTAGCTGTATTTGTTTTCATTAATTAACGGAGCGGCAATCATTGTATCAATAATCCTGCCATTCCACTTTACACCTTCCGCTTTTAACCAACCGAAGTCGTAGGATGCATTGTGTGCTATTTTATCCCCCTCTCCCGATAGCATTTCATTTAACCAATCAAAAACTATCTCAGGTGCGTGATTAAATCCTGCCTCATGTCGAATAGGGTAATATGCTTCCCAACCATCTACAGCAACAGCCACACCAATAATGTGTCCATCATTTGTTGCCCATCCAGGTCCTTTATCCACGATACTGGGGTCTTTTGTTTCTAAGTCTATTGCAATTCTTTTTGCATCTTTAATGTCAGGGAATTCCATTGGTGCAATCCACTCTGACTTAGGTTTAAACATTCCTATTTGTTTACTCATATAAAATCCTCCAAAATAATTGGTGTTCTTTCTCCCACATATGCTCCCAATATATTGAAATCAATATACTCTAGAGCATCCTCCACCGTCATTTCGTCTCTGTCTCTTAAAGTGTAGGCAATCTTTTTCTTGCTATAAACAAGAACATCTTCCATGCCACATCTAGATCCGATTCCTAAAACACATTCATCAAATCCATCCCACTTTATTATCTCTTCATCTAAAAGACCGCGATCTTTTAATTCTTGTAAGTTCATATTCTATAAGCCTCCCTTGATTGTGGTAGTACGATATATAAATTATGTTTTGCTCTAGAGAACGCCACATAAAATAATCGATGTTCGTTAATTGGATTGACTCGATAATCATCGTAAGCCATTTTACCTATATCTAAAGAGACAATAACATTGTCAGCCTCTCCACCCTTTTGTTGATGAATGGTAGACAAAGTTATCCTTGGCTCGTTTCCTATGTCCTCGCCTCTCGATTCTAGGTTCTCCAAATATGCACGAGTTTCTGTATCGATAGTTGTCATCACATCCACCCATGATGTTCCAAACTCTGATATAAGTCCGAAACTTTCTTTTAGTTCTTTAAAAGAAACTTTTTTATCAGGAAAAGCTTTCTTCTGTTCTGCTACTACTTTTTTAAATCCTCTAGCAACATACTCTTTTCCAATAGTTTTATATAAGTTATCAACTAATTTAATAGGAACTTCATTTGTCTCGCTTCTCATTAACTCTTTCCAAGTTAAAATAGCGTTTCTCTCCTGTGCTTTGACAGAGTATCTATATTTATTATCTCTCATCTTAACACGAAAAAAGACATTCTTTTTTCTTAAAACTTCTTCTAGGTCTTCTCTAATGGTTCTAGTTCTACCCATCACCAGCCAGCTGCCATCGGACATATTTAAATGATAAACACCTTTAACAAATTCTACACTTCCGTCTCTCTCGGCAGGCTCCCATTTAATATCATCGTAGGCTATAATCTGTTCTTCTACTCTGTTTACAACTTCCCATATCTTTCTTGGTACTCTCTTTGATTTATCTAAAACAATAGTCTGTTCTGCTTTTGTCTTTACTTCTATTGCTTTGGATACATCGGCATCAGCCCAAGTATAAATAGCTTGGTTTGGATCCATTGCTATATAGGATATCTCAGACGCATCCCAAATCATCTCTGCCATCTTCCACTGGATCGTGGACATATCTTGAGACTCATCAAAGAAAACAACTCTTAAAGGTTTTACTCTATTATTTTTTACAAAGTCCATTATCAAGTCTGTGAAATCCATTTTAGGACCTGCATCCTTAACAAAGTTACCCTTTACTCCATCAGTAAATAATTCATATCCTTTTCTCTTGTATTCTTTTAAACCTTTATCAATGTATTCTAGCTTGTGATAAATAATATCCTTAGCAAACATTGTCCAACAATCTCTCAGGTCAATGTTTCTTCTTTTTGATTTCTCTATAAGTTGAATATATTTATCATCGTAGTTGTTGTAAAAACTATCGTCATCGTTATTAACATTAATTTTAATCCTAAGTACATCTTCTACATTTCTCCAATCATTTTTACTCATAATATAGTCTCTACTTAAACCTAACTGACGTAAGGCATACGAATGTAAAGTACTAAAGTTTTCTAGTTGTGATGTCGGTATTTTGAATTTCTGACTGGCTCTTTGTTTTGCTTCGTCAACAGCCTTGTTAGAAAAAGAAAAGAAACCAATATCATCGATACTGTAACCATCTGCTATATACTCCTCTATTTTATTTAATATAAATGTTGTTTTTCC